ACTGTAGATGCTGTAGCTTTAGTTCCACCTCTACCAAATGCTGTAACTGTAAATGGTTGTGGCCTATAATTTAATAAATTTGTATAATCATTAAAATTTACAGCACCGGATCCATTTAATTCAACTTCACCAACTCCATTATCTATAATTAAATACTGTGCGTTTTCGCTAGTCCATGTTAAAAGAACATCAGTATCTCTTATTGTATGAGTTAATGTAACTGTAGGAATTTCATAATTATTTTGGGTAAAAAAACCAGTCGCTCCTACCTCCTCGATATCGAATATAGTAAATTTAAATGTAGCATCAACAGCAAAATATTCTGTGTCTGTATAGGTAGAATCAAAATTCAATCCAGATAGTGATACTGGGAAAAGATCTTTAAAATAAATTTTAAATTTTCTATTGAAATTTGAATCTAATACAAATAATATTCCATCGCTATATTGTTTTTCTTGATAAGACTCTCCATCAGCATATGTAGTCCAGTCTTGATCTGACTCTGGATGACCTAGATATCTAATCCAATTGTGTATTGATCTGTAATTTTTTAAGTCTTCATCTACCAGGAATCTAACCGTCAGATCATCATAATTTACTTCATCACCTGGTTCTGGTATTGTATTGAATCTAGTTGCTTGCATAGCAACAGCTAGATTCTGTGATGGTACATTAGCAGACTGACAGTAAAAAGATACACCTGGCAATTTTTTTAGACTAAACTGAAATCCAGCTCCCGACAGGAAGTTAGATGGGCAGTTTGGGTTGTCAGCAAAATATGCCATGATGTTTTAAAACTATTTATAAAAAAAGACCCCCCTTTTGAGGGAGGTCTGAAAGGACATGTGGGACATCCTGCCCCACAGCAACCTTTATCACATAAGGTTGAGAACACGGGTGCGTCTGTAGTAGACGTTTGCGTTTGCAGTAAGAGCGTTGCTTGACTTCGTGGTTCCACGGGAGAATGGGTTCGCGACCATGCCGTAGCGAGTCTTGAAACCAATTTTTGGTTGGAACGTGTCCTGACCGATGGAACGAACCATCTGGAGGGGAACGTATGGGCAGTAGAAGAGTCCTGCATCATATGCAGAAGTACCCTTATAACCCATGACGTAGAAGTGGTCATCTGCAATGTTAGCAGAATATGGGTCAACATAGACCTTGATACGACCGTTAAGAGTACCAACTAGAGTTGACTCGGTGTCATCAACACCTGCCAAACCGTTGTTACCACCAAGAGCAGGAGCGTAATCAAGAACGCCTGCCATACCTAGAGCACTTGCAACGTCTGCAGAACAGACGATGAAGTTACCCTTCCCGCGACGAGTCTCTTGACCAATTGCGTTAGCATCTCTTTCAATCTGGTAGATAAGTCCTTTGAACTTCTCTGCCATCCAACGACCGTTGGAGTCAACGTCTAGGTCGAATGAACCTGCGTTAGCAACGTTGTTCTGAGCACCTGGTTTTGCAGTTACGTAGATAGTACGTACAACTTCACGGTTGATTTCAGCAAGAACTTCAGCAGAAAGAATGTTAGCAAGTTCTGCTTCAGCGTCAAGACCATGGATTGCCTTAAGGTCTTGAGCGAGTTCTAGTGAATACTCAGCTTTCAGAGCGCGACCTTTTGCTTCAACAGCAACTTTCTCGATCGAGAATGACATCTCGCGGAAAGCGGTTGATGTCGAAGATCCAAGTGCTTCCTGAGTCGCAGTGTTCATGCCGCCAACAGCAGCATAGTTACCTGGTGAAGAAGCGTTAAGAACTGAAGGGTTAGTTGCATCTTCGCCGGTTGCAGCAGAATATGCACCGTCATCAGCAGAGAATCCAGAAGGAGTCTCGTTGTAGAATGCTTCGTTGGTGAATACGTTAGGGGTTGCACCGTTACCATCGCGGTCAGCACCACGTTGTGAACGCATTGCGAAGATAAGTCCGGTAGGACCAGACATTGGTTGGACGCCGCAGATGTCATATGCCATCAACTTAGGCATTGAACGGCGGATAAGACTGATTAGAACTGGGTCGAAACCAGCAACAGGTGGGTTAGCGCCTGAACCTGAGAAACCACCAGTACCAGCTGAGTTGGTTGGAGTTTCAGTAAGCATTCCACGCTCTTCGCGCATGAAACGTTCTTGGTTTTCTAGAAGTACAGCGGTGACTGCACGTCTGTGATTATCTTTGATGTTATCAAGACCTGAGTGCTCGAGTACGGGAGCCCACTTCTCTTGAAGGGATTCTGAATTATACATTTGGGATGTTCTCCTTATTGTTTGTTATGTTAGGAATCTGAATTATTTATGGAAAAACTCACTTAGACCATTTGGAAAGTGCGGCAGCATATGCAGCCATTGGACCTTCTTCCGCGATTACTTGAGTTTCTGTTACAAGATCTTCTGATAGAGATGCTTGTGTTCTAGGAAAGTAGTTTTCCTTGATCGTTGCGATCTTTTCACGATAAGATTCTTCACTAACGAACTCAACACCTTCTGCGAGAGAGGCAAGCTTTTCTTTTTGCGTCTGAGCAAGACCTTCGGAAATTTCTGCAATTACTCCATTTTTAATATAAGTTCCGAGGGTCGAATTAAGACCAACGTTTGTTTCGATTTGCTCGTTGAGTTTCTCTTCCATTTGATCTAGTTTCTCGGACATTTCTCCGAGAACGTCATACTTATCTTCAGGGATATCGACATAATGTTGTTCAAAGAGTCCCTTGAGGCCAAGGATAAACTCTTCACTCAATTCACTGCGGAGACCAGTGTCAACCGCAAGTTGATTTTCCTTAACCCACTGTTCTGCAACATAGTCAAGGTGTGATTCAACTCTAGTTTCAACTGACTCAGTAACCTCAGCAACTTCTTGCTGAAGCTTTTCTTCAAAAGTTTTTTGAATTTTTTCTACTTCTTCAACAACCTTCGCTTTGACAGCGGCTTCAAAAATGGTTGCTGCTTTAAATTTAAACTCGTCGGAGAATTCTTCTCCTTGTAGAAGTGCTTCGACATCTTGAGTGACATCGATTTTAATTTCTTCTACTTCTTCGGTCTCTTCTTTGACACCGGTTTGTCCAGGTGCGGAACCTTGAAGGGTTGGCATTGCATCTGGAGCACCACCAGTCTTGTTAACCACATTAGAAACTTTCGATGCTTTCGCAGAAACTTTCTTACCTGGGGTTTCTTCAGTACCTGGTGAAGGCTTAGTTAATGGACCACCAAGATCTTCAGCAGAACCAGTCTGACCTGGTACAGTGTTGTCAATCTTTGGCATAGGATCGCCGGCTTTTGCGTTAGCAGTTACCGAAGATTCTTCTAATTCAGTATTGTGTTCGGACATGGTTTCTCCTCGAAGAAAATGGTATTTTCTAATAATATTTATGAAATTTTTAAGTTACGAAGGAAGCTTTCAAATACTTTTAACTTCCTTTCTGTTAAGTCGTTCATGGAAGAAGACTCGATATGGTGTTTGGCTCTCTCAAGATCTGAATGTTGCCAGATTCCATTGTTCCAAACCCACTCTGTTCCTTCCATAATACCCTCAACAAAAGCATCGGGTGCGGAAGGATCTGCTACAATATCTGCAGCAGTAGAGAGCATAAAATCATCTTTAACGATATTAGTATCACCCCTCTTCTCAATAGATCCAAGTCCTCTAGAAGACACGCCTAGTTTTACTCCCTCGTCCAACAAATTCTTCGCGATTTTACCCATTGGGGTTTCTAGAAGTTTTGCTTTACCGATAAAGTTTTTACCTTCAGCGCGTAATGATACGATTTTATGTGATACTCGATCTAAATTGATGGTTGGACCATCAGGATGACCAAGTTCACCCAAGGCCCTACCTCTTTGAATGTAGCCTTCGTTATACTTGGAAACTTCACGGTTTAGAGTATCGAAAGGATACATCCTACCATTACGGTTTCTAATATCGGATTGAAGGAAGACTCCCTCAATAAAGTGACTTTTCTTACCGCTAGATTCTTCGGTAATAAACTCAACGTCTACAATTTCTTCGGAGATAAGTTTCATTGTTCTGCTGTTTCTTCTGGTTCTTGATTTTCAGGTTCTTCATTATCAACAGATGCCTCGGGAGTTTCACTCTCGGGACTACTTTCTGTATCCTGATCAGGATCAAAAAAGTGTTTCGCAATTTCTACTTTGCGAGCTTGTAATTGCTCAGAACTTTTTCCGTAAAGAGCATCATAAATTCTTTCATTAGCATTGAAATTATCTTTGCTTAGAATCGCGTCAACAATTTCTTTTGATACAGTAGTCATAATAATACTCAACCTACTCTTTTATTTATCAAATGTTTCCTTTGTTATAATCTGAAGACGAGATTGCAGCAGCAAAAGAACTATCTAAATCACCTCCGCCACCACTATTTTCCGCACCTCCTTCCGCTGGGGGAAGTTGTCCACCAGACTCATCACCCATCATTGCCATTGGATCTTGAATAATTCCAAGTGATTTTTCTTTCTCGATTTGAATATCCATCTCTTCAATTTCTTCATCAGTAAAGTGAAGAACTTGTTTACGGACATACTCAGCAGAAAAATATTTTCCGATATATGGTTCCATCAAACCAACAGAATTTAATCTTTCAGTTAAAAGTTCATTGTCTTTTAATTCAGTAAAATGATTATCAAAGATGAAATCATATTGAATATTTTCTTTCAAATCTTCCCAATCATCTAGGGTCATAATACCCTTAAGAACAAGTTGTGTTTTTAAAAGATCGTGAAATAATTCAGAGAATTTTTTACGGAGACGACCAACAAATTTAGCAAACTTAAGTTCGTCGCGAGTAATTTCGGATGATCTTCCGATTGTAAATGATGATTCTTGTTCCAGTCTTGACAGAGGAATGTTTAAAGACTTATAAAGTTTCTTCTGGAAATACTTAACATCTTCTAGTTCTCCAAGGTTCTGACCACCAGGCAGAGTTGTGATCTCAGTGCCACGACCACCTTCTCTACGAGGCAACCAGAAATCTTCAAGCATACTCATATGCTTACGGTCATCACGAACTTCACCTGTATTTGAATCGTATACCAACTTATTACGATAACGGTTCATAACCTCTTTTAGGTATTGTTCCGCTTTCATCTTAGGAAGATTTCCTACATCAATATAGAAAATACGGCGTTCTGGGGCACGAGACATTCTATAAATGACGAGTGAATCCTCAATCATTCTTAGTTGATTTACTGATTTAATTGCTTTGTGTAGGAAAGATAAAACACTATTTCTATTGTGATCCATCAAACCAGAACTTACAGCACATATTGCATCACTAGCAATCTTTAGTCCTTTTGCTTGAGATGCTTTATATCCATGAGGAAAGTACATATAGTATTCAAGTACTTCACCATAGTCAAATTTTTCACCTGAAGGTCCTCTTTCTACTTCTTCAAGAGTTGACTTCTTCTTTACAACTTCTCTTACTTTTTTAATTTTAAGTGCATCAATATATCTTAATTCTTTAATTCCTTCCTTAGGATTTTCAAAGTCAATCATTTTATGATAGTGCATTCTACCATCGATATACCAACGACGGAAAATATTATGACACTTTTTATCAAAATCCAATAACTTAAGAATGAGTCTAAATTCTTCTCTTACCTGCTTTTTAATCTTATCACCGACTTCTAGGTTAGAAAGCTCAATATTTACAGGAGCAAAATCCAGATCACTACTAATAGATTCATTGATAATGTCATCAATGGCATTATCGCACTCTGGATGAAGCGCAATCTCCCTATACTTTCTAATTAAATCAAAATCATTATTATTCTTAGGAATACCATCAAGGTCTACATACTGACCAAAGTAGGCACCAGCCGCAACTGTGGAGGTGCCTTCATCATTATTTGGAGGAGCGGGCGAATAAAGTTTTTCTTTCTTCTTGCGCTCCTCAATAGAGAACCCAAATAACTGAGTCATAGTATAAAGTCTAATCTTTCTCTATTATTTATCAAACCCCAGTATCGAGGCTTGCCTTAGAGACTTCATAGTAGTTATATTGGAATTCTACAGTGAACTCTTCAATCTGATCATTCGACTCATAAGAGAGATCGATTGCAGATAGTGAAGAAGGCCATGCATCATAGAATTTATATCCACGGATAACTTCCATACCATCACGACCCTGAGCAGTCATTGACTGAGGGGTCTTATTTGGTTTCTGTTGGTCTCTACCTAGTTGGAAGACCTCAAGGTCTACACAATAACCAGGATTGTCATCACCGAAACCGAGTTGTGATACGTTTTCAGTTAATGCATTAATACCCCTGGACCAAGTTTCAAACGCTTTACGGATACCGAACTGACCGTCATTTACAACGGTAACAGACCATGGTTCAAATGTTCTGTCTCCAGCAACCTTGAGCATTCTACCCCTGAAAGGAACATCGATTGTTCCGATCGTTGATGCAGGTAGTTGAGCAGTTTTTACTAGAAACTCTGCTCTTTCTGTGATAACGTTTGATGAATCTACTGACTCAATGTCAGCAACTGTATTTAACGTTGTTGGGAAGTTTAGACGAACCAAGAACAGATTGGGTCTTGCGCCGCCATTGATGAGTTTAGTCTTAAACTCTGAAATACCTCTTGCCATTTTTCTTTATCTCCTAGTGTATTTTA